AAAGCCATATCCGACGGAAATGCTTACCCAGCAAATCCGGGCATGCACGAAATTTTGTCTCGTGCACGCCGAAAAATCAGATATGTTCTAAGATGGGCTAGTCCGTTTGACTTCCTTGACCAATGCGGCTTCGGTCCCGGATCTGACACGTCTACGAAAGGCGGATTTACATCTGCCTATAATAAGCTGTCAAAGCCGGGATCGGTTACCCGCGAATGTTCCTTGTTTCTAGACTTCATGGTGCAGAATTCTGCACTATGTCGTCTGTTCACCTGGGATATTAACTCTAAGAGCTTGACTGCTCCTAGGGTCCGCGGTAACAGGGTCGCATTTGTACCTAAAGACTGTAAAACCGATCGTTCCATCGCAGTTGAACCGCGTTGGAATGTCTTCTTTCAGAAGGGTATGGGAAAAGTCCTTAGACGCCTCTTGCACCGCGAAGGTATTGATTTAGACGATCAGTCTATTAATCAAGAGCTCGCGAGACAAGGGAGCATCGATGGGACTCTCTCCACGATCGATTTGCAATCTGCCTCTGACTCAGTATCTACTGAATTGGTTCGTTACTTGTTACCCCAGCCTTGGGTATCCGTGCTAGATCGCTTGCGTAGTCGTGAGTTTCAGACCCCTGACGGGGTTTGGCACACGCCTAACAAATGGTCCAGCATGGGGAATGGTTACACTTTCGAACTCGAAAGTCTAATCTTCTATGCCTTAGCTTGGAGTGTATGCGGAACTCGCGTATCCGTATACGGAGATGATTTAATCATCCCAAGTGACTGCTATTCAGCGGTTGTTGAGCTCCTCAATTTCTGCGGATTCTCCGTAAACGAAAAGAAGTCATTCCATAGGGGGCCCTTTCGGGAATCCTGTGGAGGTGACTACTTTTTGGGGTCTTTAGTGACTCCTGTTTATTGGAAGGATCCGCTTAATGTTGAAGGAACTCTTCGATTGGCTAATCAAGTCAGTGTCATTGCTCGTAATAGCGCTGACGGTTTTCACCGTGACAAGCGCTATCTTCGTCTTTGGCACCGTTTGGTTAGCCGGCTACCGGCAGAGTGGTCTCGACGCGGCCCATCGTCCATCGGCACCTGTGTCCATGACTCCTCAGGAGTCTGGGCTAAAGGAAGCCGTTGGGGATGGGACGGATGGCACATAAAGGTTCTCTTACCCAAACCTATTCGGTATGGGTATCGGAACTATGATGCAGCCATCTTGTCGCAATTCTTTTCTCCATCTTCTGATGGATATTCGATTCGCGACCGCGTTAAGTACCAATTAGG